CGGCACAACAAAATCCAGAAGCTGCTGCTGAAGTGATGAACAATGTAATGCAGTCACAAGGATAATTATGGCTGGATGGGATGATTTAGAACAAGCATTACCGCTTGACGTTAGAGATGTGAATCAAAAAAGAGATGATGTAGATCGTCTCTGTCTTAAAGTCCTTGGGGGTGAGGACGGTAAACAGTTATTAAAATGGCTGCGTGAAGCAGTTGTTGAGCAACCTGTTGCCTTGCCGGGTAGCGATCCAAGCTACGCATATTATAGAGAAGGACAAAATAGTATCGTACGGGACTTAGAAGCAAGGTTAATTAGAGCAAGGAAGTTATAATGGAAGAAGCAATCGAGCCTAGTGTTCAAGAAACTGAATCTACTGGCCTACTCGATGGGGCATCAGCAGAGCCAGAAACAACAGAAGTAAATCCTCAAGCAACAGAAATAGATCATCGTGATCCAGCTGAATTAAAAGCAAAGGAAGAATTTGCAGTTAAAGAAGCTGGTGAAGATGATGAACCTTTAGAGCGACCTGATTGGTGGCCTGAGAACTTTTGGAAAGATGAAGACTCAGCACCTGATTTAGAAGGTATGGCAAAGTCTTGGAAAGATTTGCGTAAGCAGATTTCTCAAGGTAAACACAAAGCACCAGCAGATGGCAACTATGATACATCAGCATTTGGTGATATTGCAGACGATGATCCAGTACGTAATCATGTGATGAGTTGGGCAAAAGAATATCAAGTCAGTCAAGCTGCTCTTGATGATTTAGTTGGCCAAGTTGTCGAAATGCAAATGATGGGTGCAAAAGAAGTATCAGTCAATGTTGAGCAAGAAAAGAAAATGTTAGGCCCTAATGCCGATGCACGTATTCAAGGCATGGTTAAATGGGGAGCTGGTCTTGTTCAAAAAGGTGTATGGTCTTCTGATGACTTTGAAGAATTTAAAGTAATGGGTGGTACTGCAAAAGGTATTGCTGCATTAGAAAAGCTCAGAGCATCATACGAAGGACGTATCCCTACTGAAACTACTCCAGTAGACGGTACACCATCTAAAGACGAATTGCAACAATTAGTTGCAGATCCTAAGTATCAATCAGATCCATCCTACCGAGCTAAAGTCGAACGAGCGTTCCAGCAAGTATACGGCTAAACCTCTTGTAATTTAGGCCTTTTTGTGATAATATTCACACTGAGGCCTATTACATATTCATGTAACCCTTAGACGCAAGTAGTCTTGTCGATCGGCTATCGTTAATAGCAAGCAAGGCCCAGATTTATCTGGCATACCACAGCGATTAATTTACTTTTATTTTAATTTCTATAAGGAGTCAATAATGGCTATTGGATTATCTAATGCTTTTGTTACCCTATTTGATGCCGAAGTTAAACAGGCTTACCAAGCTAAAGCACAGCTTATCGCAGCAGTAAGACAAAGACGTGGCGTTGAGGGTTCAACAGCAAAATTTCCTAAAGTGGGTAAAGGCGTAGCAACATTACGTATTCCACAAACAGACGTAACACCGTTAAATGTGGATTTCTCACAAGTAACAGCAACAATGGAAGATTGGAATGCAGCAGAATATTCTGACATCTTCATGCAACAAAAAGTTAACTTTGATGAAAGACAAGAATTAGTACAAGTAGTTGCTAATGCAATCGGTCGTCGTCAAGACCAACTTATTCTTGATGCATTAAATGCATCTGGAACATCACTCAGTGTTGCTACAAGCATTGGTGGTGCAGATACAAACTTAAACGTAGCAAAATTACGTGAAGCTAAAAAACTATTAGACAAAGGTAACGTTCCTCCACAGGACCGTCACATTGTTTTACACGCTAATAACTTAGCATCACTATTATCAGAAAACTCAGTAACATCTTCTGACTTCAACACAATCAAAGCTTTAGTACAAGGCGAAATCAATACATTCTTAGGTTTCACATTCCATGTACTTGGTGATCGTGCTGAAGGTGGTTTACCAGTTGCAGCGGGTGATGTACGTTCAGTATGGGCATTCCATAAAGATGCAGTTGGTTATGCTGAAGGCATGGGTCCTAAAACTGAAATCAACTACGTACCAGAGAAAACATCATTCCTAGTGAATTCTATGTTCTCAGCTGGCTCAGTTGCAATCGACGCAGAAGGTATTGTAAAAATACTTGCTGATGAAACTTAATATTAGGAGATAACACATGGCTTACAATAAAGACAATCTACAACCAATAGGTGGTCAGTCTAAAGCTGGTAATGCTCCACAAATGTGGTCATACACAGCTCCAGGTACTGATACACTTGCTGATATTAATACTGAAGATTATTTCAACGATGCACACAGTGTATTAAAAGTAGGCGACTTAATTTACTTATGGGACGCTTCTGTTCCTACAGCATCTTTAGTCGTTGTACTTTCTAATGCTTCTGGCGTAGTTGACGTATCTGACGGTACAGCAATATCAGTTGCAGACGCTGACTAAGTTGTTTAATGCAGATTGGGTAGGTACTTCGGTGCCTACCTATTTGCACATTTAAAGGAAAGAAAATGGCTACAGGTGATACCGATATCAGAATATGCTCAGACGCACTATTGATGCTTGGAGCAAATCCAATATCATCATTTACAGAAGGCACAGACGAATCCAACATTTGTGATCGACTCTACCCAGACATTAAGATTCGTGCATTAACCATGTATGATTGGTCATTCTCGTTTAAGAAAACACAACTCGCAAGACTGGTGACAGTACCAGCTAATGAATACAAATATGAATATCAACTACCCTCTGACATTATTGCTAGACCAAATGCAGTATATGATTCAGATGATGTAGGCGCACCTCCAAGACGTGAATACCGTCTCATGGGTGACAAACTATTAACAGACTACGAAACAGTTTATGTAGACTACCAATACAATGTGCCTGAATATGCATTGCCACATTACTTTGTACAGTTACTCAAATATGAAATGGCTTGGCATTTAGCTATGCCGATTACTGACCAAGCGGAGAAGTCAGAGTACTGGAGAATAATTGCAGAAGGTACTCCAGGAGAAAATGGCCGTGGTGGTTACATGAGACAAGCAATGAATATTGATTCTCAAGGTAATCCAACAAATGCAATACAAGATTTCTCATTAATTAATGTGAGGTATTAATGGCTAGGTTTGTTGATATACAAACGAACTTTACCAGTGGAGAGTTAGATCCATTAGTACGTTCTCGCATTGATTTAGATGCATATAAGAATGGTCTAGAAACAGCAAGAAATGTAATCTGCCAACCACAAGGTGGCGTACATCGTAGACCAGGCACTAAATTCTTAACAGAGATTGGCGGCAGTCCAGAAAATGGTGTACGTCTTGTACACTTTGAATTCTCAGTGAATGATAGTTATATGTTGGCTTTTACAAACAACCGCATGTACATCTTCAAAAATAAAGTCTTACAAACAAATATCAATGGTTCAGGTAATAACTATCTTACAACAACGATTGCAAGTGCTAGACTTAACGCAATGTGTTTTACGCAATCAGCAGATACATTGATTGTTGTAGAAGAAGACATGGAACCAAAAGTTATTACACGTACTAGTGATACAAGTTGGTCTATTGCAAACATTTCATTTGATTCTATTCCACAGCATGCATTTACTTTAACTACAACTAATCCAGCTGCAACATTAACACCGTCAGACGTTTCTGGAAAAGTAACCCTGACTGCATCTGCTGGTGTATTTAATAGTGGTCATGTTGATCAATACATTAATGCAGATCCACAGGGCCGAGCAAGAATTGTTAAATATAATAGTAGCACATCAGTAAACGTAGTTACTGAATTTCCATTCTTTGACACAACAGCGATTGCGTCAGGTTCGTGGGAATTAGAAACAGGATATGAGAATGTATGGTCTGCGTCAAAAGGATGGCCACGTACTGTAACATTCCATCAAGGTCGATTATTCTTCGGTGGTAGTAAATCAAGACCATCAACAATATGGGGATCTAAAGTAGGATTGTTTTATGACTTTGCACCTGTGGAGGGATTAGATGATGATGCTGTTGAAGCTACTCTTGATACTAATACTTTTAATGCTATCGTTGATCTTATTAGCAGTAGAGACTTGCAAATATTTACATCAGGTGGTGAGTTCGCTGTTATTCAAGAAGGCTTAACGCCTATCACCCCAACCAGTTTCTTTTTATCTACCACATCACGTAATGGTACCAAAGAAGGTGTACGTGTTAAACAGTTAGAGTCTGGTGTATTATTTATACAAAGACAAGGTAAGCAGTTAGCAGAGATTGCATACTCTGATACTTTCTTAACTTATGTGACTTCTAAAATATCATTACTCTCTGGTCATTTACTTAAAGGCCCAAAGCGTATGGATTTGCGTCGTGCAGTAAATACAGATGAAAATGACTTACTATTTATTGTCAATGAAGATGATGGCTCAATGGCTGTGTTTTCTTTACTACGATCACAAAATGTTATTGCTGCATCTGAATTTACAACAGTAGGTAGTTATTTAGATGTAGGTGTCGATATTACTGATATTTATACTATTGTTAAACGGAGCGATAATAGTGTAAATAAATACTATGTTGAGGTGTTTGAGGAAAATCTACTAACTGACAGTGCAGTTACAGGTGGCGCAGTGGCAAGTTTAAATGCATCACATATTGATGGTGCTACAGTTAATGTGCTGTCAGATGGATTAGTAGAAAACAATCAAGTGGCGGATAGTGCTGTGACATTTACTAATACACCTACGACTTCATGTGAAGTTGGTTTACCAATTAGTGTAGAAGTGAAGACAATGCCTATTGATTTAAGAGTGGTGGGCGGAACGCGAATTGGATTTAGAAAACGTATTGTAGAAGTGAATGCATTATTATATGAAACACAGAACATTGTAATTAATGGCAATCTAGTCCCAATTAGAAGATTAGGAGCTGGAGCATTAGATAGCACAGTGCCAGAGTTTACTGGAACAAAAGTGCTACATGGTATACTAGGGTATAGCAATGAAGGACAGATTACGGTAACACAATCTGCTCCACTTAAAATGACATTGCTTGGTTTAGAATATAAAATAGCAACACATCAAGGAACTTAATTATGGGAATGGCAGCGGTACCAGCAGCAACAACAGCATTTGGAGCGGGAGCAGCCACAAGCATAGCTACTGCTCCAGCATTGCTAAGTGCGGCAGCAGTATCTGCGCCTATAGCATCAGTTGGTGCATCAATGATGATGAATCCAGCTATTTTATCACCAGGTGGTGCGGGTGGATTATTAGGTGGTTTTGGCACAGCATTTGATGTAATGAATAAATATTCTGGTTTAATGTCTGTTGGATTTTCAGGATTACAAGCTGTAGGAGCTTATCAGCGCGGTCAATATTTAGAAGAACAATATAAAATGCAAGCAGAGCAAACTCGTGTAGACCAAGAAATAAAACGATTAAATATACTTAAAGCAGCTAATGATAAGACACGTAATCTATTAGCAGTGAATGCTAGTGTTTTAGCTTCTGGCTTTGCTAATGGTGTAAGTGGATTAGATGGTTCAGTTGCATTAGTAACTAAGAAAAATGAAGAACGTTATTTACGTGATATTAGTACATTAGAATTTAATGAAACATCATCAGAATTATTTGAAGATGCACAAATGTCATTATTAGCTGCTGCTGGTGATGAAGCAGTGCGTGGATCTAAATTTGATGCTTTGTATCATATTGGTAATGCATATAACATTTATAA